GGCTCAGGCTTTTTGCTCTTGCCGCCGTTGGCGACGAGCGTCACATGCAGCAGCCAGGCCAGCTGGTCGCTGATCCTGGCCAGCAGCATCTCTTCCTGAGACCACTGCCCTTGGGAGGGGTCGGCGTCCTTCGCCGAGCGGGCGATCTCGGCGTCGCTCATCTTGTTGCGGAGCGCAGTCTTCGTCGCCGACTCGGGGGGCAGGTGGCGGATCAAATTGCCGAGCAGCCGCCACGTCATACGGGACTCGCCACCGCCGGGCCGCCATAGATCCCGCACATCCGTCTTGTTGCAGTGGATCCACAGGTCGGCCTCGACGTCGTCGTAATGCTCGGCGAGCAGACGGGCGAGGCCGGCTATTCCCCCCGGCTCACTCCCTGGTAGTGCCTGGTGGCGGCGTCGATGAGGGCGTTGATGTCGTCAGACGACACCCCTTCGAGCTTGCAGAACCGCTCGTAGTCGTCGCCGAGCAACTCCTTGACGAAGTCCCGCAAGCTGCTCTCGCCCGTGGACAGGTCGGCCGTCACCTGCCAGTCAGCGTCCGCGGGCGGACGCATGGTGAAGTACTCGCCGTCCACGTCGAACGTGAACGGCTCCTGGACGGCCTCCCGCTTGCGCTGGCGCAGACTGAAGTGCGAGACGGGCTTGCCGGATTCGGTGATGACCTTCTTGGGGGTTGCCATCAGGACATGTGCTCCTCAACCTCGGGCGCCTTGTACGAGTGGTAGACCAGGTTGCCGGAGCTGTCCGGGTAGGTGGAGATGGTCCACTCGAAACCAACCATTTCGCCCTGGGCGTAGGTGATCTCGCCGCGCTCGGTGATCTCACCCTCGGGGATGTAAAAACGCTCCCACACGTCTCCGTCGTACACGTCGAAAATCCACGAGCGGCGGTCGGGCATGGACACGCCGGACTCGGCGAAGGTGGTGACGCCGTTGATGTCGGGGGTCAGATCCGAGACGTCGATCTTGTACTGGAGGGACCGGACGATCGGGCGGTTCGTCTCCCAGGCGGTGAAGGAGAACGTTCGCACCGAGGAGGTGGTGACGGTACGGAACGGCGAGTTGAGACCCCACGGCGTGAAGCTCTCGCTGTCCTCGTCCACACCGTTCGTCAGGCCGTCCTCGCTGATGGCGCCGATCGCCAGCCACGGGCCGGACGGCGCCTCGGAAGGATCAGCCGGCTGGGCGGTACCGAGCGGGGCCACCCAGGCGCCGCCGTTGCTGCCGACCAGCGCGAGATCGGCGGCGCGAATGATGTTGACCATGATGATCTCCCTTTAGATCGCTGGTCGCGGACATGCGAAAACCCCCGAACCCGGCGGGCACGGGGGCGGATCAGGAAAGGGGGGGTTAGGCGGAGTGGACCGCGAACCGGTTAGAAGCCGTGTAGCGGGCCATGTTCGGGTTGTCGTACGGCACCCAATGCGGCGCCACAGAAGTCTCGATACGGCTGAACACCGCGCCACTCGCGACCGCGCCGACAAGACGGTCGTGCAGGAGATGCTGGATATGCAGGGCCAAGTCGGCGGCGGCGACGCTGGTCGCTGCGAAGGTCTCGATGTCCACGGTGGGCCGGTCGATACGGAACCCGTCGTAGGGTCCGCCTGTGCGCCGCACCAGAATCCACGGCAGCCGGTCGTCCAGATCGGAAGGCGTCTTGTTCGAGGCGCGCACGTCCTCGACGTTGTCTTCCAGCCAGGCGATCAACACCGCCTCAATGTCGATCATTCGGTGCCTGCCGCTCTGCCCAGCACCCTGAAGCGCGGGGTACGTGCCGTCCCCCACTCCACGTACGGGGCCGCCGAGTCGTCATTGATGACCTTGGCCTGCGCCCGAGGCTTACTGCCCCCGCGCACCCCCGTCTCGACCCGGAACGAGGAGACGTAGCTGCCGGTGTCGCGCGGAGCCAACGCCACCGCCTTGTTCTTGACGTCCTCGGCGCGATGGCGCATCTCCTCCTGCATCTGGCGAGACCGCAGCATCTGGCCGACACCCTTGTAGTTGCCGCGAAAGCGCGCCTTCCGTGCCACAGTGACCTCCCAGGGGCAACCAGACGCACCGCTCGCGCGTCACACAAGGACCAGCAGGACAGGGAGCAGGCGTGACAGACGAAACCCTGCGGCCGGACATCCAGGCCGCAGCCGACCGGATGGCGAGCAAGTTCGGAGCCCGGCGCGAGATCCGCCGGCTCGGCGAATACCTGTGGGAGGGCGAAACCGTCCAGCACCTGGCCGGCGGCGCCTACGGCGGCGGGCTGGGAGTGCTGGCGCTCACCGACCGCAGGCTGTTGTTCCTGAGGGACGGGTGGGTGAACAAGACCACCGAGGACTTCCCGATCGAGAAGATCTCGTCCGTGGAGTGGCGCTCCGGCTTCTCCCAGGGCACGTTGACCGTGTACGCGTCCGGGAACAAGGCCGAGATCAAACAGATCATCAACCCTGACGGCAAGAGCATCGCCGACGCCATCCGGGCCCGCCTGACGGGCTCTCCGCCGGTCGGGCCGGCGGCCTCGGCCGTTCGGCCATCGATGGAGGGGATCGGTGACCAGCTCACGAAGTTGTGGAACCTCGTCCAGGCCGGTGCGCTGACCCGAGGCGAGTTCGAAGCAGCGAAAGCGCAGCTGCTCGGCCCGGCATCGACGCAGGCAACTATCCCTGGACGCGCTCCAGGCGAACCTCAACCCCGGCAGTGGTCGCAGTGAACGGACTCGCCCACTGCGATGGCACACCCTGCACCTCGTAGGTGAGGCCCCGCACCACAGCCCGCTCGTAGGCGGTCACGTCGGTGCCGTACGGGGCCAGGACGGTGAGGCGTTCACTCGTCTGGTCCTGGCCCTGCACCTGCTCGGTGGATCCGGTCGGCCACACCACNCANCCGGNCACNNCGGTNNCNNNCCANGTCCAGANGGGGTTGCCGTGCGCGTCCCGACCGCTCTCGGTGCGCCGCAGGAAGGCGACGGTCTCGCCTCTCACAACGCCTCGATCGCCTCACGCCAGACCGCCAGATCGGCGGCCGGGTCGAGCTGGCGGGACCGCTTCTTCGCCGCGGCGGACGCCTTCTTGTAGGCGTCGGCGTCGTCAAGCGCTTCGATCGCCCTACGCCAGCCGTCCACATCACTGCGGTCGACGAAGATGCCGGCGTCGCCGAGTGACTCCTCCAGCCCGCGGGTCGGGTTGGCGATGACCGGGATACCCGAGGCGCACGCCTCCACCGCGGTCCGGCCCCACGACTCGTACTCGCTGGGCATCAGCAGAATCCGGGTGCGGCCGTACACGAGCCGGGCCATGTCGGCGCCGGGCACGTTGTCGATGACCTCGACGTTCGGCATCTCGCGGACGTCCTGCTCGCCGTAGGAACCGCGCACCGCCAGGAACTGGCGCTCGGGCATGAGCTCGGCGAGTTTCCAGAACAGGTCCGCACCCTTGTTGAGGTGCAGGTTGATCAGGGTGATCCTGTCGCCCGGCGTGGTGCGGTAGTCCGCGGCCCGTACCGGCGGCCGGACGACGATCTCCCGCAGCGGCCGGACCGCCTTGGGGTTGATCTCCCAGAACCGGTCCGCTTCCTGCGCCATCCACTCCGAGTTGTACACCGCGAGCGCGGTCGTGCCGGAGCCGATCGCCCGGAACGTGGCCGGGAACGTGTTGTGGCACAGCACCACCAGCGGCTTGCCCCAGCCGCGCGCCGCAGAGGCGGCGTTGCGCACGTTCTCCAAATGGGACACCACCACGCCGCCCTTGCGGACGGCGGCGGCGAACGCGTTGTGGGTGGTCTGCGGGATCACCCGCACCCCGTCCAAGTCGAACGGGTGACGGGAGCCCGTCACTTCCGACAGCCACACCTCCACCTCGTGGCCGTGCGCCGCCAGCTCGCGCAGCAGGCTGTGCGCCGCCCATTCGGCCCCCGCGTTATGCCGCGGGGGGTACGCGTGGAACCGGGCCAGGATCCGCATCAACCCACCCTCACAGAGATCATTCCAGTCGTTTGCCGGTAGCGGGCCAGCACCTTGCGCTCCATCTCCCCCAGTGCGACCGCCGTGCCCACGCCGGCCGATTCCAGCCGGTAGGAGTAGGGGCCGATCGTTTCCGAGGTGACCCCTCCCACGCTGGTGGGGGCGGTCAGGGTGCGCAGCACCATCCCGCACACCACCGCCACCACGTCCGCCGGCGGCGAGGCGTAGCCGTGGCTGTAGGTGACGCGGAAGGTGCCCGGGTAGCCGTCCTCGTCGTCCCACCACTGCTCGGGCAGGTTGACGACGTACTCGCCTGCGCCGATGCGGATCAGGTCGAGGCCGTCCCACCACCAGTCCGTCAACGCCACGTCGGGGGTGCCGTTGCCGCCGATCGCCACCACCGACGAGACCGCGGTGACGGGGCGCTGCGGCAGGCGGATCAGCCCGCCCTGGGCTCGTAGCGTCACCTCGGCGTCGGTCGTCTCTTCGAAGTCCTGGCCTGTGTAGGCGCGCACCAGAGCGGACGCATCCGCCAGCAGCGCCTCCACGCGGGCGTCCTCCTCGCAGGTGATGTCGCGGCCGAGCCGCGCCACCAAATCCGCTGTTGTTGCCAGGCTGACCACGGCGCCTCCTTCACAGTCGCGCGAGAGCGCGCAGGCGACCCCGCTGCTCGGCGAGCGCCTCCACGGCCAGGCACCAGCGCTTCAGATCCTCGGCAGGGTCGAGCTCGGCGGCGCGGGCCTTGGCCCGCCTGCTGGCTGTGCCGTAGGCGCGCGGGGTGAGCAGGCGGCGGATCTCGCGCTCCCAGCCGTCGATGTCGTCACGGTCGACGAACACTCCCGCGCCGGCGAGCGACTCCTTAAGCCCTTCGGTGGGGTGCGCGATCACGGGGATGCCGGACACCATCGCCTCCACGCCGACACGCCCCCAGCTTTCGTACACGGACGGCATCAGCAGGATCTTCGTCCGCGCNTACACCCGCTCGCGCATCTGATGGCCNGGNGTGTTCGGCAGCACTTCGACNTTCGGCAGGTCCCGAATGTCCTGGTCGCCGTAGCCGCCGGTCACGGCCAGGAACCGCACGTCCGGCATGCGCTCGGCCAAAGCCCAGAACGTTTTCGAGCCCTTCGACGGGAACAGGTTGACCAGCGTGACGTGGTCGCCGTGCCTGGTCCGGTAGTCGTCCGCCAGCACAGGCGGGCGCACCACCACACTCGGCGGGCGTGGCACCTGGTAGGTATCCATCCACAGCTCGAAGTCCCGGCGCATCCACTCGCTGTTGTAGACGGCCAGGTTGCAGGGGCCTTTGCGCAGCCAGCCCTTGGTCTGGTCGAAGGTGTTGTGCAGCACATGCACCACCGGCACCCCGCGCATCCGCCCGATCGTGGACGCACGCTGCGTGTTCTCCAGGTGCGTGATGAGCGCGGTCGCGTCGTCGGCATAGTCGAACGGGTCGCTCTTGGACCGGAACGGGTGCACCCGCACCCCGTCCAGCACGTACGAGCCGCCCGGGGCCGGGTTGGACAGCACCACGTCCACCTCGTGGCCGCGCTCCACCGCCGCCCGGAGCAGCGTGTGCACCATCCACTCGGCACCCGCATTGTGATGCTCCGGGTAGGCGTGCAGCATCGCCAGCAGGCGCACAAGCCCTCCAAAGGGGGGGTAGGGGGTGGGCCCGGGAGTAGACGGGCCCACCCGGACCAGGTCAGGAACCGGCGGTCGCGGCCTGAACCACGCCGAACGGGTAGCGAGCCATCTCCGCCGACTGAAGACGCGTGACCGGGTTGCTGGTCGCGAACGCCACCCGCATGGTGACCCGCAGCGCCACCGAGTCCTGCTGCATCAGGTTCAGCACGACCTGACCCTCCGCGTTGGAGATCACGCCCTGATCGAACATCTTCCAGCTGATGTCCTGACGCATGCCGATGATCGCCTTGGTCCAGTCGCCGGCGATCAGCTCGGCCTCGGTCGAGTCCCACGACCCGTTGGTGACCTCGCTGATCGGGTAGCCGTACAGGTTGCCCGGGCCGGTGCCGTCCTGAAGGTTCGACTGGTAGATCGGGATGCCATCCTGCGAGCGCAGGCCGACGAGCTTCCACTTCAGGCCCGGACGGCTGGCGAAGCCATTGACGGAGAACCCGTCCTGGGCGATCTTCTCACCCAGCAGCGCCACGTCCTGGCCGAAGTCGTCGCCGGTGCCGGTCACGACCGTGTTACCCGCGGCGACCGCCGACGTGTAGATGTCGGTCGGCCACGAACCCGGCTTGTCGGTGCCGAACAGGCCAGCGGCGTCGATCTTCGCGCCGAGCGCCTCCACGATACGGGGCCGCACCTCGTCCCAGATCGGCACCTGGGCGTCGTCCAGGTACGCCTCCGGGATGGGCACGATCACCGCGAGCTCCTCGGCGACCAGGTGAACGTTCTTCCAGTCCACGCTGGTGGTCTGCTTCATCCCGGAGTCGCCGGACACCCAGTACGCCATCGGCAGCACGTCCAGGACAGGCTGGCGCTGCGTCTTCGTCGACATCTGCACCCGGCCGGCCCGCTGAAGCAGGAAGCTCTGGGTGGGCATCTCCTGGAGGATCTGAGCCGACACCGGCTCAGGCACCAGCGGGTCATCGGAACCGTCGCGGGTGATAATGGAGTCGTAAGGCACGGGGCTCTCCTTTCAGGCATGCAGCGGCCCCGGGCCCCGTGCAAGGAATCCGGATGCTGCGAGTGATCAGGGTTTTCAGACGTCGCGGCCGGCCATGCGGCGCAGGAACGCGTTGCCGTCCGCCGGGGGTGCGCTCGCAGGCATGGCGCCCGGTGTCAGCGACTCGACGGGGCGCCGCCCCAGCGGGCTGGGGTCGCGTTGCTGATGTTCGGCAAGCCTGCGCTCCACCTCGGCCTCGACGCGTTTGGCGACCTCGGCCTCCACCAGGCCCGGTAGCCGCCGCTCCACCTCGGCGTCGATCTCACGTGAGAGTGCCTCAGCCGTCTCGCTGATCTCCTCCTCGGTGGAACCGCCCAGACGGTCCAGCAGGTCCGTGGGCAGGTTGTGCGCCGCCGCCGCCATCAGGCGGGCGCGGGCACGCCGCTCCTCGTCACGCTCCCGCTCGGCCGCCTCCGCGCGCTCCTGGAGCCTTTGAAGCTCGCTCTTTTGGCTGTCCTCGAACTCGGCCCACCGTTTGGCGGCCTCCGAGTTGGCCTTGGCGTCCTTTTCCCACTTGCGGGCGTTGTACTTCCAGTACGCCTCCCGCTCTTCCGTCGTCATCTGCGCGACGGGAGTGTTCAGCGGGAAACCGTTAGGGCCCGGGGCGGGCCTGGACGGCTCGGGCTGGTCCTGCTGCTCGCCGGACGTGTCATCCAGCTCATCGGCAGGTTCGGCGACCGCCTGCTCAAGCATCTGCTCGGCAGACGACTCCTCGCCGGTGTCGGGGGCGGACTCGACCGCGCCTTCGGACATACGTGATCTCCCATGTCGGGATGGCCCGCCATGTCGGCGGGGGTTCGGGCATAC